TTGGTGCCCAAGGCGGGACTCGAACCCGCAAGATTTAGTTTCTAAGACTAACATGTATACCAATTCCATCACCTGGGCAATTATATATCTGGTACCCTCACTCAGATTCGAACTGAGAACACTTCTCCTTTTGAGAGAGATGACTTTACCAATTTGTCCATGAGGGCATGGTACCGGATATTGGGATCGAACCAATGACTTATCGCTTATCAAGCGATTACTCTACCGCTGAGTTAATCCGGTGTAAATTTTGGTGCCGCCTGTCGGGATCGAACCAACTTCCTCGGTGCTTCAAACCGGTGCAATGACCACATTTGCTAAAGCGGCGCTGGTGCCTCCAGCAGGATTCGAACCTACATGAACCAATTATCTGTTGCTTACGGGATATAAATCCGCCGTTTTACCCTTAAACTATGGAGGCGTTGGTGCCCTCAACAGGTAACGATCCTGTGTTTCATCCTTACCAAGGATGTGTAATGCCTTTATACTATGAGGGCTAAATGGTACCTTGTGACAGGATCGAACTGCCGACCTTCTCCTTGTAAGGGAGACACTCTACCGCTGAGTTAACAAGGCTAATTGAATAATCTTCTAACGAACTGCACTAGAAGTTGATTGTGTCTATAATGATGCCAATGCTTTTGCATGTATGGTTTATCAAACCAATATATGTCACTCTCTGGATGTGGACCTATCAGCCCTATGTTATTTTGTATAACGGCCGCGGCATCTCCATTTGAGTATCGTGCAATTACATCATAATCTTTTTCATCGCCTATCAATGAACAACCATCGTAAAAATACATCTTTTCATCATACTCTAGCCAACGAATATTTGTAACTGTACCGAAACTTCTTTTCACATCCGCATTCGGCCTGGTTATGTATTGCTCTGCTTTAATGTTTGTAATGTTGAAGTAATGATGCCCTGCCCAATATGCACCCATACAAATGCCTAAGTATCTACCGCCTTTTGCTATGCGATTCATTACTGCATCTTTGTATGGCTCTACTATATCGTGCCATGTATCACTATCTCCAAGACCACCAGGAAATACAATCATGTCATACTTCGCAAGTGTTCTATCTTTCAAATGATTATTTGATATACAATCAATACTGTAATCAAAGTACAATGAACGAATCACGCCATGTGCGCTTTGCACAGAACATTGTGGGTGATTAACGAATATTGCAATTTTTGGTTTTTTCATATGGGTTGTTCTATGAGGATCGAACTCATACTATCTCGGTCACAACGAGAGGTGCAGACCACTACACTAAGAACAACATAGCCAATGGCTGGGCTGTATGGACTCGAACCACAACTACCTGAGTCAAAGTCAGGTGTCCTACCATTAGACGACAACCCAATACTGTTATGCCGCGACAGCATATTTAAAACGATCTGCGGCGTGTGTAGCCGCCCATGCGTGAGGCTTCACTAGCGGAATCACATTACATGTTCCACGAATGTAACCTATTGCTTCTTGAATTACACAAGACGATCCGTACATCTGATCTGGATTAATATCCAAGTGTACTTCAACATGGCGACCTTCTAATACATCTGCTAGTTTCAAATACATGTCACTTGCACGATAAACTTCATTCATCAAACGGAAACGAGGACGATTAACTTTTTGATCATAGTCTCTTTCACGTTCTACTTGTCCAAACAATTTGCAACCGTTGTTGCCATTGATGTGAACTACAATTGCGGTGATGTAATCTGCGTACCACACATTACCTATTCTAAATCTTTCTGAGTCTCACCCAAGATAAACTTTTGTTTCTGGAGTTTGATTCGCTATGAATGCTCTCACTTCTTCCAAATTAATTTTACGCATGATTTGTTTCCTTGTTGGAGCGGAATATGAGAATCGAACTCATAACTGAAGTTTGGAAGACTGCCGTTTTACCATTAAACTAATCCCGCATTTTTACTTGTTGAGTTTCCTCATTATATCTTGTTATCTTGTCATCAACCTCGGAGGGTTGCTCTTTTTTATCTTGCAAGTCTCGACCAAAAATTGCGTCCCAACGATTTATCCATTCATCATGAGATACACTAAACGGACGAGGCGCGCTTCCTTTGCCTGCCTCATTTGTCATTTTACAACTCCATGTACTGATTATATAATTTATCGCCCAATCGAAACGCTTCTATTTCCCAAGGCAACTCTCTGTATGGAATGATATCCATATTTACTCTTCTTGATTTCCAACGTGTCATGTCTTCATCTAATTCTTTGCGAACAAACTGACGTACATGGACCATCTCATGTGCCATAGTACGAATTTGTGTTTCTACATCATCATTTTTTGCAATAGCCATAATGAAGTGTCGCGGATCGCCTGACATGTTATAGTCTTCGGCGCAAACCCAACCGTATTCATTACCCATATTACTTTTATAACTAATTCGGATATGCAAATTTGGAATCATTTGCGGAGTAAACAATTGGCTGGCAAAGTAATTTAGTGCCTTCCTTTGACATGCCTTTATTCGACTACCGTAAAGATTTAGTTCCATTTGCGGACCTCCTTCTTCACTATTTATTTTTTCAGGATTTTGGTCCGAGTAGAGAGATTCGAACTCCCGACCCTCTGGTCCCAAACCAGATGCGCTACCAGACTGCGCTATACTCGGTAAACTTGGTGCCCCATGACAGAATCGAACTGCCGTAACCTGATTACAAAACAGGTGTAATACCATTATACTAATAGGGCGAAATTGGTGGTGATGGAGGGATTCGAGCCCCCAATCTTCTCCGTATGAAGGAGGTGCATTACCGTTTTGCTACATCACCTTTAAATATGGCTCCAGAGGCAGGGATCGAACCTACGACCAATTGATTAACAGTCAACTGCACTACCGCTGTGCTACTCTGGAATAAAATAACAGGATACGCTTTGCTTTTTTCCAATAAAAAGTTTTTGTGTTTGCTGAATGTATCCTAAAACTGGTTGCGGTGGCAGGATTCGAACCTGCGATTCTTGGCTTATGAGACCAAACGGATGACCACTTCCATACACCGCGTCATTTGGCGGTCCCAAGGGGTAACGATCCCCTTCTTCAAGCGTGACAGGCTTGTGTGCGTCCATGAACACTTTGAGACCAAATCTTAATGCTAACAAGGAACTGCCTGTTACATGATACAGAAGGCATTGCCGTATCAAACCCTTGCTAAACTCTTTTCAGAGAACGAAACGCACATTTTTCGTTTTTTTATTCAATTGGTAGGGGCACGGAGAATTGAACTCCGGTTAATAGGTTAAAAGCCTACTACTTTACCACTAAGTTATACCCCCAAATAATCTGGCGCCCCGCTAGGGACTCGAACCCCAACCAACGGTTTTGGAGACCGTCATGCTGCCATTACACCAGCGAGACTTACTTGGCACCGCCTGAGAGAATCAAACTCCCACTTCATCGTTCGTAGCGATGTGTAATATTCATTTTACTAAGGCGGTAAAAAATTTGGTGGAGGATAAGGGAATCGAACCCTTAACTCATGCTTGCAAAGCACATGTGTTCCCGTTAGCACCAATCCCCCGAATATTTGGCATTACGAACTTTAGCCGTATCTCTTACGCGGATACCGAAAGTACATCGTTGATGCACCGCTTTACACGCCAGCACTTATTGCTGGATTGACACACCTTGATGGTGCGACTCTGGAGTGGGTGACAGGGATCGAACCTGCATTGTCCTGATTTGCAATCAGTTGCCTAGCCTTTCAGCGCACACCCACATAATTTCTAATAAAGATAGGCTACTGGTTTCCATACCAGCCCCTAATTGAGCGGTTACTCTGTCCGTCTCCATTTATTCAAAGTCTGTGTGCAGTTGAGATTCTGCCTATCAGAGCCTGAGTATTTCTCTCGCTAACGGTTTTCTGCCACCGGAACTCTATCGCTATTCAAACGCCATTTTAACGAAAATGGTAACGGGATTCTGGTGGAGTAACTTGGAGTCGAACCAAGAATGTTTACCACAAGGGGACGGATTTACAGTCCGCCGATGCACACGCCATAGCATCAATTACTCCATATACTATTAGATTAGTTGACGCACTATTTGCTATGCTCAACGGAATTACTTGCAAGAATTACCGTTTCTGTACATAGTTACTCAGGCCTGATCAAGCCCATGGCTTACATCAACTAATCTAATACCATATTAAAACACATTAGGATGTTTGATAGAAGAAACAGTTTTGAACCTGCCCTACCGTGCCGTCCACGGACTTGTCTATCGCACACATTACTTGCCAAGTTGTTCCAGCACCCTCGGGAGGCTTCATGTATTCTTAGCAGAGCCTAGCCGTCACTAGGAATAATTCTCTGCTAAGGTACCTACTGGCTTGGTAACCCAATGCGTTTTAATATGGTACACCTAGGGGGAATCGAACCCGCCGTTTACGCCTTGAAAGGGCGCCGTCCTAACCGTTAGACGATAGGTGCATACCTGATACAAATTGTTAAAGAACTTTTTTGTAATCCAGAAATATCTGAATCACTCACAACAGAACTAAGTATACGTCAAATCCGAAGACTTGTCAAGCACTTTCTTCTGTTGTATTTTTACAACTGGCCCGGCTGGCAGGAATCGAACCCACATCGGACGCTTTAGAAGAGCGTTGCCTTATCCATTAGACCACAGCCGGATAAACTCTATTCTATCAAACTTCACCACTCTTGTCAAGTGATGTTGTTTTTGCACAACACAAACAAAAACCCCCTAGTTTTTTAGGCTAGGGGGCTTTTGTTTAGATTGACTTTTAGTAGATGGTCAGTCCGTGCCCCCTCGGCAGTTTTCCCAAATCGCAGGTGTGCGTGAGCCTACGAATGGCAACGCATATGTGCAATCTAGTTTTCTAGTGTGATGGGATATTGACTGCATTAGTCTTCCTCTAAAAATTTTATTTGTCATGTATGTATATATGCATCCAGAGCATCATTTTTGCTTGAATGAAGAAATATTTCTTGCGGATAAACAAGAAAGCAATACTAGTGCCGCTAACCATTCCCAAAACCCGTAAGCAATTGTTAGTCCGAACAAAGTGTTCACGGACCAAATAACTGCAAGTGGCGAAAAAATCGCAAAGATTATAATAAAAAATCCTACGAAAGCAAGTAAGCCTTTAGATACGTCATTCATTTTATACTCCATTCATCTTCAAATTCATCAAAATTATCTTCTGAAAGATTCTTCGGATCAAGACTACGCAACTTGTGCTGTAACTTTTGATGAGTCTTTCCTTTGTCTTCTCTCAAAGACTTTTTCTTTGGGTTAGGTTTACGTTCATCTTCTTCGAGAAATTGTCGAAACCCTTTAATTTTTTTATCCGTCTTAGACATGTTAAGCCTTCGATTCTCCTACGAACAACTCAGGAAGTGCGTCTTCTACTACCTTGCGAGTGATGCCTTTGTAGCCTGTCAATTTTTTATCTTTGATCATGATGGCTAATCTGGCTTCGTCAGCAGAAATGCTTTCTAGCATTTCGATGAAAATTCTTTCTTTACGAACCTTGGTAAGGTTATTCTTTGCGCCTTTTACAAAGTACCCAAACTTTTTCAAGTCTTTGTGTAGTCTATTATAACCCCAATTGTCTGGAATGTCAAGTTGCTTGTAAGGTGGTGTTCCTTCAGGCAAATCAAATTGAATGTCTCTATTGTATACAAATGTGAGAACAGTTTTCAATTCAGGTTTTAAATTGGCAATCTCACGCAAATGAGGTACACGATCTTTCGTGGGTACGTCATTTACAATTTTAAGCAACTCTGGTATGGTTGCTCTACTAATGTCAGTCGGCATGTTAAAATTCCTGTATATGTTCCATCAATTGTTTCATACGATTCTTGATGAAATAGTTTAGTACTTTATCTTTACCCTTCACTTCTTTGGGGCTACGATAAGCGGTTAAAATTCTATCTGCATATTCACTAGGTACTTTTGATAAATCAATTAGACTTTCATTTCGCTGGTAATTACGCAACATTGATGCATCGCAAAAATCTTCTGGTTTCTGCGCTACCCATGTATTTAGTTTTTTCTCAGTTACAGGCTTCTGACGGGCTTCGGTAATGAAGGTGTCATCGCTAGACAGAATGTTAGGAATGCCATCACCTCTATCACCCTTGAGGATATGCTCTTTAAGAAATTTGATTGGTTCTGATGTTTTCAGAAACTTTTTTGCCATAGGACTGTACTGATCCACGTTCGCAAACTTCTGCAATTGCATAAAGTCTTTGTCGCTAGAAAGAATCAGAATTTTTTCACTTTGTGAATTTTTCAATTCAACACCATAGTTTATACAGATTGTACCAATTACATCATCGGCTTCAGTCTTATCAATTTGTATAACCTTGTACGGAAAGTTTTCACGAATCTCATCACGCACTCTGTTAAGAGTTTCGAAAATTAGATTCCAATCGTATGGAGAGTCTTCACGCGATTTTTTACGCGCCGCTTTGTAGTACGGAAACAAATCTTTGCGCCAGTACTTCTTATCGTCTGCACAGATTACAAGATCGCCATACTCATCTTTAAACTTCACATTGTACATGCGAATGCTATTGAGTACCATATGGCGAATCAAATTCTCATCGATGCCGCCACTAGCAATTCCTGGTTGCATCATGAGGTTGGAAATCATGACTTGATTCAAGTCGAGTAAAATCATTTCAATGTCCTAATTAACTATTCTGAGGATAATTGTATCAGAATTCAGCCGTCCTGTCAAGTTTGATTCCTTGGTAGACAAATCTGGTAGAATCTTCTTGATTTTAACTTTGCCAGCCTCCATCACTTCTTTGATAGTTGCCTCTGGCTTGCGTAGACGTTTTCCAATGGATGTTTGTTCATTGTAGTTTTGCAATGTGCTTCCTTTCACAGACAAGCCTTTTGCATTATCTGCATTATAAACACCAAGCAATTTTGTCTTTGTGTTATATGTCCACAACTGTAATGCACCAACCACTTTCTCTGGCGAAACACTTATCAAACCAAGTTCTGCAAAGTCTTTCATGTAGTTCAGTTTAGAAACTAGAACACTTGCAGGCTTCTCTTTCACCTTACGCTTTTTGCGCGTTGGCTTAATACTTGCACGATTGTTTGCGGCAACGACAATCGAATCCAAAAACTCTTTGAATCTACGCAACTCTGGTTTACTAAAGTTTGAGTAACCCTCTTTTAACTGCGGATCAGTCGTATCAATTACTTCTTCAATTTCTTTTGCTCTGTCAATGAAGACGTTACAAATCTTTGTCATCACTACTGACGATAGATTACGCGAACGAAAATAAGAATCCATATCGATAGGATTTTTGCAACCAGTAGTCACAAAGTCATCAATGAGACCTTCTATCTCTCCAGCCTCTTCGCTTGCCTTTTCACGAATACGATCTTGAATGTTGACCTTTGGTGCATCTTCAACCACCACTACAGGAACAACTTTCAATTCTTTATTTGCTTCGGTCAAAAGTTCTTTGTACCTGCCCGCAACATATTGCTTAGTCTTGTCACTAGGAACAAAACCAAGGCAAAGCATTCGTGCAAGCCAGCCAAACTGTAAATTGATTTTAGATTCTGACACGGAACGAATTGCAAGAATTTCACTCTTGTTTCGCCCAACGAATTTCAGATAGTCGAGTACAAATTCTTTTGCTTCTTTTTTACTGCAATTGTAGTTGTACCAATTGAATGCGTCAATCAAAACGATTTGTTCACTTTTACCTTCTACGTTTGTGTAGATAGGTTCGGCACCAATTTCTGAATTAATCTTTCTCATGATGTAGGTCTATATGTCCAAGTGTTAGTTTCAAGATTCCAAATACTCTCTACCTTACTGTTCTTTCCCAGTAGGATTGTCACTATTATTTTGTTCGTTTTCAGCAATGAAATTAAAAATGCCTTTAGTTTCTCCAGGTCCGGAGATTCTTCCTCGGTCACTATCTTGATTGCCGTATAGGTATTCATAAAGTTCTTTTATACCGCCAATATATTTTGTGCCATGATAAATGTGCGGAACAGTTTGTGTTCCTGGACGCAACCTTTGAAGTTGATTGAGTGTGAAGTGTATTCCGTACAAATACATACGATACTCATAATTCATTGTATATAGCAAAAATTCTGCTTTCTCACATGCTCTGCTGTTAGGTGCGCCATATATGAAAAACATTACATCTCGGTTCTTGTAGTGGTCACAAGCCTCACATGCGTACCGGGATGAACGGTAGTCGATATAGTTTTCTTTTCGCCATTGTCTTCGTAAGTTACAAGGTAACCCACAATGATATTACGGCTATAAGGTTCTTCAAGAATTTGACAAGTGTTTTGTTGTTGATAGCCGACCGTTTGTGTGGAGTAACCAACTACTCTCTGATTAGAATTGGTTGCAACACCCGCACCAATTGCTCCACCGATCACGGTCGCGCCTACATTACCATTTGAAACTCCGGCACCGACAATTGCACCAACAACCGCACCAAGCGCGGCATCTGCTGGATGCACATATCGACCTTCTACAATGGGAACATTTTTTTGAATAGGTACTGTAGTTACGCCACAGACTTGTCTCTGAGTAACACCAGTTTCCATTTTTGACATTGTTTCGATATTGACAATAGGTGCATATCGAATCAATTGATTCGGAACATTATAAAGCGGGCTAGGCTTGTAAGAATGACTTTGACCATCTAGTGTTCGCGGTTCATTCTGCCTTGGGTCTTTCGAAAACCTAACCTCTGCATGTGCGGTAGTCGCAACTAGAAGAGCGGCAACTAAGGCTGTGAGTTTCATGGAAGTTTTCCTTTCATTTGTATATATGATACCGCATTTCCTGGCTGTTGTCAAGTATGGGTAAGTACACAAATGTTAGTGATTACTTACTTACTTGCAGGCTTCGCAGGCACTCTCTTTTTCGCTTGCTTGGCAACAGTTGCCGTCACATTACCAGCAACTTTTTTAGCAGGCGCTTTTGTTGCCTTTGGGGCTGGCGCAGGTGCTAGTTCTGGGAAGTTCACAGGTTCATAAACTTCCGCCGGTTGTTTTTCTTCTACTGGCTTTGTAATAGAATCAAGCGGATGTGTTCCATCTGCTTTTTCTTTATTTAATATAAGATAGGCAAAATAAGCAATACCGCCAAAAATAATAACGCCGATGATAATTTCCATAACTGTCTCCTGATTGTTGAATTGAACGAACTATTTATACTAAGTGTGGGCTTGTGTAATGG